TTATTCTCTTACAAGCGTTAAATCCGAGAGCTTAACAGCCGCGACGACAACACCGCCATAAGTTATTACAACCCGGTCGCCGACTATCTGTTTTACAACATGGTCGCGGGTGTAAACATACTTTGCAAGACTGCCGCCTGTGTAAGTCTTTGCTCCGGCATTTAAGCGTACAATGCTACCGACTTTAATGGTCGGTGTCGGTGCAGGCGCAGGTTCGGGAGCAGGAGCAGGCGCGGGCGTTGATGGGGCGGACGTCTCAGTGCTACGGGGTATCTTGATTTTCTGCCCGACGATAATCTTGTTCGGATCGGAAATACCGTTATAAGTCGCGAGCTTTTGGTATGTAGTACCGTACCTTGTCGCTATCTTGTTCAGCGTGTCGCCTCTTACAACGGTGTAGATGATTTCCTGCTTCGGCTGATCGGGTTTTGCCGATGTGGGTATGTCAAGCAGCTTCTTAACCTCCGCTCTGAACCAATCCATGTTTTTGCCAAACTTCTTCAGCCAATGGTCGCAGTCGGCGTGATTGTTGCCGTATCCCTGCAGGTAGGCTTCGTGGTGGGAGCTGATTTTCTCTACGCCGAAACCGTATGTCTTACAAAGATAAGCGCAGAATTCCTGTGCTTCTTTCATTACTGCATAAAAATATTTTTCGTCAGTCAAATCATCTTCGCATATTTCAAACTGTATGCGCGCGGTCGGGTTGTAGTTATAAGAACCGTTCTTTCCCGATCCAACTCCCCAACAGCAAATATCAAAAGGTAAAACTTGATATGTTTCAATTTCGCCTTTTGCGTTTACGCCAATAAAAGCGTGTACGCAGGTTGAGCGCTCCATTTCCGCGGAAGATTTGTTCCAATGGTTTCCATAAACATTTACGCCGATATCTTCCAAGATGTCATCGTAATTGTCTTGTCCTTTAACCGGTTGCACATAGCGTTTTAATGTTTTATTGTTTGCGCCTGTGCTATGAACAACAATGCCTGTTGGTTTGCCATCGGTCATTTTTTGTCCTTTTTTGTAACAGTCGTTATTGATGAAGAAGCATTGTTTTAAAATCATTGATCATTCGCCCTCTTTTTCCTCAAGTTCCGGTAAACCTGCAATGGAAGTTAAAAGCGACAAGATGCCTGATAAAACTGAAGCGGATAAAACCATCAACCAATTAATGTCAGACATTAATGTTCCAACGCCGATTAATGCGCCTGCCGTTTGTGCCATCGTTTTGATAGCTCTGATTCCTGCGCGTTTCAACCATTTCTTGACTTTTTCCATTTCAATCATCCTTTCTTTTGATTGGTAAACTCATGAATTTTTTATACACATCGTCCATGACTCCATCTACGCCGAGCGAATGATATTGCTTCCAACAATTCTCAAAATTTTCTCTTGCGTAAATAGGCGCATAACCAAGTTCAGAATATTTATTCCATTCTCTAATCATTTCACTTCTCAACAACGCTTGGACTCCGAGTCTTACCGCATCATTGGTCAATTTTAATTTTTTTAATGATTTCCAGAAATACCCGTATAATGTAAATAATACAGTGGGAAAGCCGAGGAGTGATAAAATTTGATATGTTGTCATTTTTCTTCACCTGCATGTCTTTTATTTCCATGTGCCAATCAGTAGTATGTTTATAGTAACGTTTCTCGTTGTGTTATAGGTGTCAAGGATTTTAACCTCAACATAATTTGGCGCTAAATCGCTGATAAGCGCCGTTGGAAGTCCGGAAACAGCGTCTATGCTTACGCTTGAATATGCAAGAGTCACAAAACTAATAGGCATAGTAGGTATATCGGTAACGATTCCATAATAAGTGTTACCTGCATAAAAGGTTGTGATCGGAACGTTTTTATAAAACTTTCCATACATTATCAATTTCCCGCTTTTACGTTTAACGTAATGCCAACCGTTGCTTGAACCTTCTTCAATAACGAAATCGTTTATTGGTATTCCGTCAATTTTAATCGGCATGTTTACATTAAACCCCTCTTCTGTTGCTACGCTACCGAATGTAATGCCTTTGCCGCTCTTGTGGAAGTCCATCAGAACAAACGCAATCGGGATGTTAGTCGATTTTGTGGTAGATGATAATTGATCGGTAATCTTCCCTTCAATATTCCAAACATAAGCAACATCACAAGGAAGCACCGGGGACGTATAAGAAGCTCCTAATCCAGTTATTGTCGCCCATGAATTGTCTGTTGATTTTTTATACTTGATTTCATAAGTCGCACTATTTTTCCCTTCGAGGGATGAAATTGTACCGTTTATAGACAATTTCATGTATGAGCCTTCGTTATCGGGAGTTCCAACTGAATTACATCTAATTGCCGTTAAAGTAACAATAGGCGCTTGGTATGGCAATATATTTATCGATTTCGTAACAGGATCAGATTGCCTTCCTCTGTTATCTGTCACATACACAACTATGTTTTTTGTCCCTGTACCGACCAAAACACTTGTTGTTATATTTTGAGAAGTATAAGTACGACCGTCCACCTGAATCGAATATGATTTTATCGGCGATCCATAAGCAAGAGTAGTTGTTACGGAAATTGATAATGCAGATTTATTTTGAACGAATTTGCCGTATATCGAATAATAAGGCGTGCTGTCCGAATAGGTGAAGTTACAGGTCGGCTTGACAAATGGCGGGAAATCGAGGGATTTTACCATCTCCGCCGATTCGCCGATTTTGCTTGTATAACCGCTATCGGAATATGTTTCGATCACAAAGCCGATAGAAGCTTTAGATGTGTTTGGGTATCGTGTATAGATACTTTCAAGCAATGCGCTTGATAGGGTATATGTCGCTGTCTGCTGTGATGCTGATTTTTGCCCAAGGTTGACCGTCTGCAATACGGTGACATTTGGAATTGACACTCGAAGTCGATTATAAAAAGCGCTTGTTTTCGGGGTGTATTTGTAAGTAAACACTGCCGTCAAGGTGTTAGTTGATGTAGTAAGATAATCGAGGGTCGAAGCTCTCGGTATTGTTTCGAGCATAAAGGAACGACTTCCGGTAGCGTTTACAGCGTAATAATAAATTCCCGCTTCGATATATGCTGTAAACTCTTTTGTGCCGTCTGCATTGTGAAAAAAAGTATATTGCCCACTTGCAATAGTTGTTCCAATGTATAACTTGATTCTGTTGCTTGACGAATACACTGTTGCGCCGTCAATTATGACTTTAAAATTTCCGGCTTCGTACCACTTCGAAGAATATCCGCCAACACCGACAAGCGACCAATTTATAACTGTTGTATTGTTTTGAACTGATTGTGAAGCAATTTCCCACTGAAATTGAATTGTTCTGGAGTCGTAACCACCTGTTGCGTCAAAACTTCCTAAATACGCCATTATTAATCACCGACCTTTCGGAAAGATAAATTCCCGTTTACGCCTGGGACAAAGGCGAAGTTACCTATTTTTGCCGACATCGTGAATTCCGCATCGGTCACATAGAATTTGTTATGTTGAAAATAAGCGACCTCTTGCCCGTTTTGTTTAAACGTCATCCTATCATGCTCTATTGTCAAGGTAATCTCGTTTCCTTCTTCGCCGAGAATTATATCACCGTCAACAAATCGAATATATTTCAACCGTTCGTTATATTTCTGTTGTAAATCTCCATTTACATTGTTGATTTCGGTTATTGCTTCCGTAAATTTCATAGTGATTTCTTCCGCTGTCTGCTCAAACTGCGTAGAAATCGTTTGCTGATAGCTTTCGAAATCACCTGTACGGACGAATTCAGCCGTTGCCGTCTGAATAATCTCTTGACAGTTTTGAAGAATCTGTGTCATTGATTTTTGGGATTCTTGATCTATTTGATTTACCAACTCTTTTTTAACCGTTTCGCCATGACGAATTATTTTTTCTGTCGTGTCTATTTGGTCATTTTGATTGCTTTCGATTAATGACAAAAATGCTTTTCCAAGAGTAATTTTTGTGTTCTGCGGATTAAGCAAATCAATTGACAGCTTTGTCAAGTTATATGTTGCGCTGTAATTATGGGGAACCGAAATAACATTGACTTTTCGATTTATCCGGAAAGATTGAATATCTTCATCACTGAAATGTAAATCAACAGCATTTACAGTAATGTTGTTCGATAACATTATTCCTTTTTGCGACAACCAATTCATAGCTTTGGTTTGTAAATTGGAAGGTTCCGCAACATCGTCCCATTTTTGAATGGAACAAATATAACCGTAGTTTTCAACGGCGGATTTCGAATAAATAACTTTTCCGGATTTGACCAAATCTTCTGTTAAATCACCATCGGACAATCCTTCTATCGTTAATCCTTCGTTTCCGATCGGGATAACTGCCGAAGCGGTTTCTATTGCGCTGTTGCTTGATGTTAGGTTTAAAAGATTTTCTCCGAATTTGATTGTTTGCGCGTTTGTCAACGGAAAATCGGAAAGATAATCGATATAATTGCCGTCAGACTCGTACCGAACGCACAAAAAACCGCCAAGGGAAGAACCGAACAATTTGTTCGAAACACATTCCCAAGCAGTCAAATAATCTTCGGACGATCTTGTTATATAATTGTTCGGATCGGTTACGGTTACATTTCCAAGCTTGAATCGCTGAAATTCTTCCACTTGCGAATTATGCCGATCGATTATCCAATTCAAGAAAAATTCGACTTTGTTTTCACTGTTGATGTAATCTTGATCTTCTGCCCAATCGCCCGGAAAATTAAACGGTTCTATGATGGAATCGTTTAAGTACGATAGTATGCCTTCTACCTGAATGTTTTTGGAATTGTTCCAATCCAACGTATCAGAAAAAATTCTGCCCTTGAAAATGACATCGCCATCTTCAAGGACAGAAACAACGGACTTCATTTTTCGCAACTTGTCGTAATAGGGATGATTTTTATGAACAGTGAAAGAACAGCTTCCGGAAGTGTTTGTTTCGAGGACTAATTTCGGATTAGAAACGATTAAATCATCATCTCTTGGATCGAGAATTAAATAATTGTCACATAAAATTTGATACATCATAAATCCCCTTCTTGATACTCAATAATAATCGTTCCTGTCCCTTTCGCTTGTAAAACATTAACGCCTTCCGACAAAATAAAGTTTAAAACAACATGTGTTCCGGATGATAATGCCGTTTCAACGCTTCCAAATTTAATCGTTGCTTCGGAGTCAACGATAAATGTTGGAGAAACTTTTTTTCGAGAATTAAACAATATAATGTCTGAATATTCTGAAGTTAAAGTCTTTTTTACAACAGTTTTATCTTGTTTACGTTTCCAGGGATTAAGATTTGCTGTAACAACAACCTTGGAAATAGGATAATTGTTTGTGAATGAAGAAACATAACAACGCCCCGTCCAATACCAATCCGAATCTTTGTCGAGCGTTATTTTGTTGAAATGAACGCCGTTTAAAGCATTACAAACTTCCGAATACTTTGTCATGATGTCATCTTCCGGAAGCGTTGTGAATGTGAATGTTGCATTTCGATTTTGATATTTTATTTCCCCCAACGCTTCCGAAAGATCAAGTGATCCATCTGCCCCAGGAATATCAATATAAGTCATTTTTGGCATTGCCGGGGGAATGTTGACAGATGACAGAATCAAATTCAAATCAATAAAAGAATGAATATTTCCGAATTTTATTCCGTTCATGCCGGCGCACCCCTTCTTTTTATAGTTGTCATTTGACCCAATCTTTCGTTGATTCTGTCAATTATACCCCCAACCAGTTTATCGCCGTCAAGGAGCAATTCAGGACTTGGATCAATGTTTTTAACCGCTTCTGTCAATTCCTCTATCGCGGAAAGAATTTTCTCGTTCGAATCGTCTTTTGCGGTTATTTTAGTCATGTCGTTGGCAACAGCCGAAATCCATTTCCGGTTGTTTTCAAGCGGAACAACGGCTTCTGCGCCTTTACCTTCGAGCAATCCAACTTGCCCTTTTTCCAAAACACCGCCTTTTTCAAGTAACGGAATCTGTGGCGGTGTTATCTCTTTGATGTCAAATCCGAATTTTTTTCCACCGATTACAGGCACCCACTCCGGAACATCGAATTGTAATTTATTCAAACCGCTTATAACAAAATTTATTCCGGTCGTTACGCCTTTAATCATACCGTTTATTCCGCCTATAATCAGGTTTACGACCTTTTTTATTCCGTTCCAAATTCCATCCCAAACCGCGCCAATGTCTTTTCCAAGACCTTTAAAAAACCCTACAAGCGGATCGATTAATTTGGTTTTGAACCAATTTGCAACACCGGAAAAAATGCTCGAAATGTCGTTCCATAGATTTCTAAAGAATCCTGAAATGCTTTGCCACATTCCTTTGAAAAAATTAACAACTGGGTTGATAACTTTATCTAAAATCCAATTGCCAATCGGTTCAAAAATATTTTTTACCAACCATTCCCAAGCAATTTCGGCAAGCTTCCAAACTTCTTCGATGAAATTCCAGAACGCTTTTCCTATTTCTTCCGTAACTCTACCTATGCCTTCTAATATCTTTGGAATGTTATCGATTAGAGCATTGACCAAAGCGACTACAATATCGGGTATCATTGGCAACAGCGTTTTTATAATTTGATCTGTTGCATTAACAAGACCGAAGGCAAGTTGAATTACGCCGTCAATTAATGCCGGCAAATTATCAATTAATGCTATTACTATTGCATTTATGATTGCCGGTAAATTATCGATAATCGGCTGGATCATGTCCGGAACATACTTCATCAAAACCAATATAGCGTTTACAAGTCCATTAACTAATTGTGGAATTAATGCCGGTAAAGCGCTTATTAATGCGTCTATAACGGACGGCAAAGTCGAAATAATGCCTTCGAAAATCTGAAAAATGCCGTCAATGAACATTGGCAAAGTGTTGACAATCGCTTGAATAATGCTCGGCAAAGCTTCAACCAGTCCATCAATTAAAGCGATTGCACCCTGAATAAGTGTAGGAAGCATTTCATTCAGAATTTTCGGAAGCATTGGAGTTAATTTTTCAACGATCGTTTGAACCGCAGAAGCGATTCTCGGCATTAGTTCTGTGATTCTCGGCACAATGTTTCCGAGCGCCGTAACTCCGGCATTTACAAAATTTTCGATTAATGCGCCTAAATCTTGGTCAGGATCGGACAATCCTGTCATTAAGTTAGTCCATGCCGATTTCATGGACGAAATTGAACCTTGGATTGTTGTCGAAGCTTCTTTCGCGGTCGTACCTGTGATTCCCATTTCGGTTTGAATCACATGAATTGCTTCCGTTATATCTGCAAATGAAGAAATATCGTATTTTATACCAGATATTTTTTCGGCATCCCGAAGAAGCCTTTCCATTTCTTCTTTTGTTCCGCCGTAGCCAAGCTTCAGGTTATCAAGCATTGTGTAGTTTTGTTTCGCAAAGCCCTGATAGGCGTTTTGTATCGCATCTATGGATGTACCCATCTTGTTCGCGTTGTCCGCCATATCAATGATTGCTTGATTTGCATATTCGGAAGCTTTTGCAGTGTCGCCGTTTAACGACTGAAGCAAGGAAGCAGAAAATGACGTGACTGTTTCCATGTATTCATTCGCTGACAGCCCCGCCGTTTTATATGCGTTATTTGCGTATTCTAATATCGTATCGGACGATTCCTTGAACAGCGTTTCCACACCGCCAACAAGCTGTTCGTAGTCGGCATAAGCGCCAATTGCATCTTTTCCGATTTTGGCAATCGCAACAGACCCAACGGCGATTCCGGAAGCAATTGTTTTTCCAACAGCGACAGCACCTTTTCCTATCGCGCTAAAAAAACTTCCAAGTTTTGACGAAGTTTTTTCGCCTTCGCCGGAAACATCTTTCAATACATCTTTCGCCGTATCATATCCGTCTATTCCGATTCTCCCGAATATTTTAAATAAATCCATCAGTCAACCCCCTTTCAAGAAGGAGTGAAGTTTTGCAAAATCGATATTGCTTTGTTGATCGTAGCTTCAAGATCGCCCTTTGACATGTTTTGGTTTTTATTTGTTGTTTCGATTTCGGCGTTCCAATCGTCAAACGATTTTCCAAACACTTTGTGAAGGTAAAATTCCCACCTATATTTATCTTGATTTTCTTCGTTGACTATCGAAACAAACTGATCTAAAAACCAATTTAAACGGCTCGTTTGGATGTAGCCGTTTAGAAAAGAAAATGGATCAGCATATCTTTTGAATAGCTGATCCATAAACTTTATTTCTTCTTGCTGAACAACCTTGAAACAGCCTTGAAAAAATCCGGGAATTCATCCTTTCGGATAAAGTCGATTAGCATATCGGTAAAATCGACCATAGACAAATTTTTAATTTCTTTGACCTGAAGATTGGATGTATTGGAAAGCAACTGATATATGTCGTTTTTTGCGTTTTCCAAATTTACAATCAATATCTGTGCTAATTCTAACACGATTTGCAGGGAAGCCGCTTCGGTGTCTAAACCTTCTTCAACTTTTCCTGTCATTGCCGTTTTAATAAGCTTTTTAATATCTTCTGATTCAAGGCATTTTCTGAATTTATCCAAACCGATTTTGCCGAGGATAGAAAACATCAAAAACATGTCGTCGGCACATAGTTTACGAAATTCCCATTTTTTCATTTCCATTGTTCAACAACCCCTTTTCTTTATGCTTCGTTCGGATAGTAAATTCTAACGGGCAGAACATCAAGATCGCAATCGATGTCCGCATACGCCGTAAATGTTCCGGCGAACACTGAATTTTCCTTGTTTTTGCCTTCGATGGAAATTCCGGAAGTACACAGCGCATAATCAAATATTACAATCAATTCTTTCGAGCCGTCAGCAGTTTCGCCGACAAAACCAAAATTCTGAATGTAATCGCCGGATTCGATATGCGCTTTATCCTTTATCAAGTCAAACCCGGCAACGACTTCATCGCCGACAGTAACTTTTTTACCAAGCATCAATTTTGAAAGTAAATCAGAATTTACTTCCGCAAAATTGATTTCAGCCGTTGCGGTTCCGCCTGTTTTTACGGTCAACCCTTTAACTTTAACAAGAGCGCCGTCAAGTTCAATGTCTTTCAATTCGCCCTGAATTGTAAGTTTGCCACCGCCGGATGTTGCGCCGAGAATTGTTCCACCCCATCCGCCGGAAGAAAGTTCGTAATAAGTTCCAAGCGATCCTTTAATCGGACTTGCAACAGGCGTATATGTGTATTCCGGCGCGCTTCCGCTTCTTGTGTAATAGGTTTTTCCTGCGACAATATCGGTGTCGGAAGTCAGCGTGTATGTCGGCGCTGTGTACTGCAAATCTTTATACCAAACTCCGGCGCCGAATAAAATATTGGAAGGAGTGCTTTGCGTTATTCCATGTTTAGCCATATTTTATAGCCCCCATTCTTGTATGTTTAAATTGATTTGTATTCTCTTGATTTCCGCTTCCCCGGTCGGAACCGGAAAAGCATTGTCGTATGAAATTACAACGGATTTTCCGTTCGATTTTGTTCTAAAATCATAAAACGCCGTAAAAACGGCGTTTTTTCTTTCTTCCAAATCTGCCCAAGCATTTCTCGTTGTTCCGGTCAGTGTGAATGTAGCTGTCAGTTTTCCATCTTCAGTCATAATTGGTTCTTCGATATAAGAACCTACCCAATATTCCATCGGCAAATCGGAACACCTGTATTCTATGAATTGATAGGGAATATTAAGCAATTCCATCTGTTTGTTTATAACTTTTATCGCTTCCATTACTTATCCCCCAATTCCATGAAAGTTTGTTCCGCATATCTTTTGATTTTTGGAAGAACTGTGTTTTTCGCTTTTGTAAACGGTTGTCTTGGTTTTTTTCCTCTTGTCGTGTGCCATTTTCCGTCAGGCGTTTGGTAACGCCAAGGCGTTTCTTTCCGTCCATCGCCGTTTAAAGCATAATCGCCTGTTCCGAATTCTTCCCAAATAGCGTTTTCTTCCGGTGACCCGACTATACCTTCAAATTTTGATTCGTCAACTACATAATCCCATGATCCTGCCGTTTTACCTGTTTTTCGTTTTGTGTTTCGCTTAACTTGCGATTGCAATTCTCCGCACGCTTCGTGCAGAAACGCAATTGCCTTTTCGCGGATCGCAAGAATAGTTTCCTCTGAAAAATCTTCGAATTTTATATCAGCCATAATCAAACACCTACATACTTCAAATAAATTTCAAGGCGTCGATTCAACTCCATAGGATTGTCAATCAGAAGAACATCATAATTCTTTCCATTAATTATCATGCGTTTGTTTATCGGATCTCGGTCAATGTCAACATAATCGCAAATGAAAATATGCGTAGATTCCTGAAGCTTGGCGCTGAAGTTGGAATATTTACTATCCCCACCGCTTAAATCAAGAAAACCGGTCAAGTTTATAGAATTATTCCAACTCTCAACGCCTTCGCCGATGTCGTTTTTAGCGACCGTTTTGACCTGTAGAATCGCTTTTGTTCTTCCGCCTATCATATTAGCACCTTGCCTTTTTGTATTTGTCCAAGGCGCTTAAAACGGCTTTAGGATAACCAAGGACGAATGTTGCCGAATCTTCGTATGTGACCGAATGTCTTGAAAGTGTTTCGGACTTTATTCCGATTTTATCCGCCATTGTCATTTTCCACTTCGCCATGTTCAAAGCACATTCCACGACATCCGCAGGGTATTCAACCTTCGTAACAAGATTCTTCGGAACCGAATGTAAATGACGGTCAACATAAATGAAATTGTCAGTTGTCGAAACGACAGTATAAGTTCCATCATTGACTGCCGATTGTGAAATTTGAACGGTGTCGCCCACCGAAAGGAAAGGCGAAGCACCGTTCAAAATGTTTTCAACGGATGAACAAACAAAGCGCACATTTCTATTTTGGAAATTGTTATTTGTATATGTCCGAATAGTATGTTCAATCGCCGATAACAGAACGGTTATTTGCTCGTTTGACATATCTCCAAAATCGATCAGCGCTTTTGCCGTTTCGATAGTACAAATCATGTTGTTCACCCCTTTTAAAAACTATTTTATGCCTTGAATTTCGCAAGAACCACTTTTGATGCATTGGTTAATGCTACACCATAGTATTTTGCAACAGTTATATCATACTGTTGCGACTTCGGAAGCCATTCAGCATCCACCTGAATATCCTTCTTCAAGAAGATAGTAACAGCAGGCAGTTCATCTTCGGTGTATTCTGTTTCAGCCGAAGCCGGTTCAAGCTTAACAATAGGATTCAGGTAGTAAGGATTTGCAACGGCTGAAATATAGTCGCCGACTTTAGGGAACACTACCGCCTTGTTTGTAGCATCCCAAACGCATTTATCTTTTACCGTAGACAGATTTACTTCTCCGGTCGATGCGCCCGATTCAACGACTAAAACGGCGTTTTGTGTAGTGGATGTTGCAAGCGTGTACTCGATCTTCGGAACATTCTTTGACGGAACGACCCTACAATTTGCAATAGTTCCGATTTCGCCGCTAACCATTACATTCATGCCTACATATTTGTTGGCATCGATGAAATTGGAATCTTTACGCAAATCGGTAACTTGTTTCGGATGAACGAACACTACTTTTGTAGTATTTTCTTCCTCTTCCAAAACATCGATTGCATCGACTATCGAATTATAACCGATTTTTGAAGTTGTGCCGTCATAGCTTAAAGATCCTTTATACAGGACTTCACGCACATCGTTTTCAATCTTAACCGCAATTGATTTTGCCAACTGGATTTCTGCCTGTCCAATGGGATCGCCAAGACCGCTGTTCACAGCTTCCTGTGTAATTCCAACCGACTTCATCGCCTTTTTAATCGTAAAAGTAGTTGTGGATGCGGTCATTTTGCTGGGTGTAATGGAATCGCCTTCGGCTACATCTTCGGCAGAACCGATGAAGTTCCATGACGGCACCGTTTTGGTATCGCCAGGAACGCCAACAAGCGTAGTGTCAATTTTAGCATAAGGCGTATATTTCAGCATCGCAGGAATTTTCGCCTGAATCATATCGCCCATAACTTGCGGATTGATAATGTCTGATAATTTTGTAAGTGCCATTTTTCATTTCTCCTTTTTTCGTAAATTTAATTTTTCATGATCTGTGCGTATTCTTCGGGATGTTCCATAGCGAATTTATTTCGCTCTGCATAGGGTTTTTTCAGAAGTTCCCCTTTCGTCATTCCGAGCGAATTATTATCGCTCTTATCAAGCGGAATTTCTTTAACTTCCTTATTAGAATTTGTTTCGAAATGGTTCGGAAATTGAGCCTTTAAACCTGCGATTTTATTATCAAGCCCTTTGATCTTTCCGTTTTCATCAAGCTCAATTTCACCTTTCTGTTTGAACTTGTAAGTCAAATAATCAATGTCGGTTGCTTTAGCTTCCAACAGTGCGATTTTAATTGCCGACTCTTTCTGGATTTCGATCATGTCTTTCTGATATTGTTCGGCTTTGGATTTCCATTCGTTAATCTGGTTTTGAAGCGATTCATTATCTTTGGTCTGTTTTTGCAGATTTTCAATTAGTTTCGATGCTTCGTCATACTGATTTTTCAGAGTATCATTTTCCGTTTTCAGTTTCCCATAACGGATGTCAAGGTTTTCTTCGCCGGCGGTAAATATTTTATTTTGCTTCATTTCACCGATGATTTCGGCAATCTGCTGATCGTCCAAACCTTTAGATTTAAGAATTTCTTCAAACTTCATTTAAACAACCCCTTTTTTACAATTTTAACGTGTTATGTCACGAAATTTCGGTCGTAGTTTTACATCGTTGCGGATGAAAGCGTATAAAAAAGAACGCCCGAAATAGGCGTTCTTAATTATCAATAAACGATTAATAATTAGCGTTTGGATCGAGATTAGGTTCGTACGGTTCTTCTTTTTCAATGCATTCTTGAAGCGTTTTAATAATTTCTTCTTCCGACATATGCCGACATAACATTAACGGAAATTGATCGTCAAACATTTCACAATATTTTTCCATTAATTCATCCACGTTCATTCCACCCTCATATTAGATTTTTTATCATTTCTTCAAAAACTTTATAAGATTTAGGAATATATTTTTTTATTGCGTCAAGCGCTTCTTGATTTGTAAACGTTGCAGATGTCATTTCTGCAAACGCTTCTGTAGCAAGTCCGTATGCGATGTCGCCGTATGTTCTTTCTTTCCAATACGATTTTCCATGACCGAAGCCAGCTTGAATTTTTCCGTCTGTAGCGCCTTCGAGAATGTCGGATAAATATGATCTTGCCATTTCTGGAATATTCTTTATTTCTTTTTCCAGTAAAGAATATGCAATCGATTTTGAATATTTTGGAGTTCCACCGATCCATTTTCCATATTCTTTGTAAAACTCCCAAGAAAAATCGCTTATAAAACCATTTTCATATAACCATTCATAGTCATTTGAATGAGCTTTAAATTCGGCTTTTAGTTTTTTATCAAGATCGTCAACCAATTTTTTGACTTCTTCTTTGATTGTTTTTGGAAATTTTCCGTTTTCGTATGCAGATGAATAATGAAACGCAATTGTGCGTGCGTCGGAAACGGTCTTTCTTGCCAAACTGTCAATTGCATGACCAGCTTCATGAAACGTTGTCTGATATGGCTTCTCCCATCTGGAACCTTTTGAATCTTGTGTTCCATTTACATATATCGTATCGTTTGCACAGTGAGCTAAATCTTTATAATTGGCATCTCCAACTCGAATTTGTGATTCATACTTTTTCCAAATTTGTGCCAATTCTTGGTTCGGTGAATTTACAACAAGGTTGTGTAAAGCATCATAATATTCTTTGCCGAACGCTTTCGCAAGTTCAGATTCATAATTCAAAGACAAAACGCTTTGCTTTGCTTCAATCACTTTAGATTGTTGCCAAAATACGGTTTTAAATTCATTATATGATTTTGCATCAGAAAAATCAACCAGTTCGCCGGTGTCGCCATTCATTTTTGTAAAAGAATCTTTATCAAGCGCCCATTTTGCTCTCTGTAACAATTGACATCTGCAATTGCAATCTTCTGACGGGATTCCAAACATCCCCGGCGCTTCAACGTCGCCTTGAGCGGACTTAAAAGGTTCGTCAAGTTCAGCAATTTGACCATCCAGTTCTTTATGTGTTGGACGAGTGTTGCCATCCAATGTAGCATCCCATTGCTTGACGATGTTTGCGCCTTTGTTTTTTGCCTTTTTCATGGCGTCAAGGGAAGCGGATTGCTGAATTCTGTGTCCTTCTGTTCGTGCAATGCGGACTGCGTTTGTATACGCTATGTTAGATTTTAAACTGATTTGTTTTGCAATCTGTTCCCAAGATAATCCGGAAGCAATGCCTCTTGTTACTTCTGAGGTTATACGCTTTTTAAGTTCTTTTGTGTCAACACCCAAACGCTTATACAAACCTTCGGAAATCTTACTGTTAAGAGTGATTGCCCGGATCATATCTTCTTGGTTTATCGGTATTATAAGCGGAACACCTTGCTTTTGCATATCGTAAAATGTTCCGATGTAAGAATTTTTATAAGAATCTTCCAAATACTTGGAAATGGTCGAGTAATTGCCAGAACGCAAGACCTGAAGCGTTGATTCTATCTGACGTTTTAATTGCTCTTGATAAGCTTTTTGATAAATAGCAGACTGGACATTATCGCCCATCTGAATTCGAGTAGTATATTCCGCTATCTTTTTTTCAATGTCTTTTAAAGCGGCTTTATAACTTTTTTCAAGGTTTTTGATAACCGCTTCTTCGTCTTTAAGCAGGGATTGTTGAACTTCCTTCTGCCATTTGTTCATTTGTTTCAACTCCGTTCAAAACGGATTCTGCGTTTAGAGTATCTTCAATGGGATTAGTCAAATCCGGGAATAAGTCTTTAATCTTCTCATAATCCCACTCCATAATTTCGCACAAATCCCTTTTGATTTGTTCTTCAGGCGCAACCGATATAAGATTCAAAAGATTATCGACTTTCATCTTCTGTGTCTGCGCTTTTGCATATTCCACCTGTGCAACTTCCTGATCGTTGACAATCACATGACGTTTGAAGTCGAAATAAACGTCTGAACTTTTATAACCGGTTTTATATTTTTTATTAATTTCATCGATTACGATGTTTACCAAAGTCCGCAGGAAGGCTTTCAACCGTCTTTCAAGCTTATCGGCTTTCAGATCAAGCAACGTATAAGCCATTTTGATAGCCATATTTGTCGTAGCATTGGTGTCCTTCAGTCCTGCCGAATTCAATCCCATTCCAAAACGATATATGTTTTTTTCGTCTTGTTCCGCTTTGGTTTTTCTCGCTTCGTATGGGATTTCGATTGTCTTGATATCGATTCCGCCTTCAGAATCAACACCGATAATTTTCTTGGTCTTTAGATTTTGCTGTAATTCGTTAAGGTCATTTCCTTCGTAACCTTTTATAACATGTATGGGAGTATCAAAATCCTGAATGTTATTTGTCAGACCGCACTGCATTAAATCATAATCGTCAATCAGCGCTTTAATCGGCTTTAAACCGCTTGTCTGTTTCCGGCAAGTATCTAAACGCCAAAAAGGAATGAACCCAAGCGAAGCGCCGTACAGCTTTCCTTTATCTTCATAAACAATGTGTGGTCTTGGATTCAGTTCGGCGGATCCATCCTCAATAATCTTTCCTTCGCCATCTTCAACGAAATAATAAACGTTTTTATCATCCCAAACCTGAATTCGCTTTATTGTTTTCTGTCCTTTTTCGATTCTGTCAATATACCAATAAATAACGTATTCGCATCCGTCATCAGTGTCTTTAGCCCGGACTTCAACAACCCCCATGGAATCGGCACATTCGAATTTTATCCTATCATCGGCTGACTTGTAGGCATACATATAGCCGAACCCCTGTGAATACGTTTCGGTCAAGAGTTCGGCTGTTTCACTCCAAAAATCTTCATCAAAGTATGTGTCGAGGTGTTCCTGCAATCCTTCTGCGGTGTTTTTCGCCCGGATAGGATTTTCATTGAACGATAGCATATGCTGAACGAGTTGATCCACCAATTCAGTAAAAAATGGATGTGGAATTTTTGCGTTAGTTCTGTATTTATCTTCTTGAAGGTTTCCATCGGCATCATAATAGAAAAGTCGGTAATTTAAGATATCATGTTCACCTTCATAGTATCTTTTACCGACTTTGGCGTTTAATTTACGTTCCGATGTTAAATCATCATCGATAAATCGCTTGATATCACTCGGTTTCAGCATTTGTTTCACCCTCAATTAATGTCTGGACAGCTTCCAAAAACGCATCCGGCACCTGCTCCATCGCCATATCTCCAGCTTTAATCCGGTTGTAAAGTGCGTTGATAATAACAGCCTTGTCAATTTCCATATTAGACTACCTCCGTTTTTGTCAGTGAAATATTGCCGCTGGCGTCAATTGCAAAGCCAACCTTATAATACTTGCCGTCTGCGCCCAGCGTAAGCCCGTTTGCATTGACGTAGTTATATACGTTCTCTCCGATAATGCCGGATGAAGCCGTAAAGTAGGTAAATGCTACGATATCGCCGTTAAAAAGTGCCGGATGCGTAATTTTTGTGCCGGCATCGGTGATTGTAGCCGCCGATACATCGAGCGGTGTTTGCGTGCCGTCAGCATTAACTTTGCA